CTACCATAAACGATTCACTTAACGAAGTTGGCCCGAAGTTATCAGGATACAAATCGGAAGTGTGTGTAGCAATGTTATTGGCTTGGTCGATGTTCATTGCTCCTGAAGCGATTAGACTTGCTTCAGATGCCAAGACAAAAGCAGTCCCGGGGTTCAAATCTGTTAATTGATAACTCAAAGAGCCATTAGCCGCTACCATACCCTCAACATTTCCATCGTAATTGTTGCCGTTTTGCCAAATGAAGTCAACCGAGTCAATAGCAATGGCTTGACCCGTTGGCACATTCACATACGCACCAAGATCAATTGTCCCCGTCACTCTACTACCATCTATTGCTGCAGGTGCCAAACTTACGCTTTCTGTCAAATAAAATGTCCCTGTCTTTGCTGTTGCCATATACTCTGCACATCAGAGAGACCCTATAAACATGCACCCGGATTCAATCTTCTCTTAATCAGACTGGATCCGAGAAAGGGTTCTTATCCCAGCCCGCCAACGGCGGGTTGGCCTCCGGCTGTAGCGGCATGCTGCTGGGGGTTCGTCTTTTCCCCCCCCGGGGGGGGTTTTTCTGCTACTTTTTGCCTTTAGGTTCAAAAAAAAACGGCATTTATTAACATTAATACTATAAAGGAGAGGCCTTTAGGGTCTAACATGCCTAATGTAACGGTAACAATGAGTGAAAAAGCATACGATATCTTCCGAGAATGGGAGAAAGGACATAGAAGTAGCAGAGTTTCTGCTGCGATCTGCCTTTGGAATGCCCAAGTCTTAGAAGCGAAATACGAAATACGCCCTGAGGACGTGAAAGAATGAGTCATCACAAGCAGATTTGGATAGGTGAAGTGAATATTGGCCATTTGGTTATTACAAATGCCAAACAGGTGTTAGCTATAGTGATACACCAACCTTGGGGAGAGTTGGAGATCTTCCGTTCTAAGTATCCTGAAATAAAGGAGGAAGAAGAATGACATTCGCATCCGTGCCTTGCCCACAATGTTCAACATATCGAATGGTTGATTGGGAAGAATATCAACTAATAATTACAACTCAACAATTTATGTGTTGGAATACTTGTGGAATGGATATACATGCCCCTCCAATGTGGGTATTTATGAATAAAGTAGTCCTAGATGGAAGTGAAGAAGAATGAGATATGCAAATGTTTGTAGATCATGTGGCGAGTTAACCTGGTTAAATGAAAGAGTCAAGACCCTGGGCAATTGGGGCGGGCGAGTATTTTGGCTTTGTCCTGGTTGTAGTCAAACCCAATCTTGAGGCTGATATCCTTTGTCACCGTATTGTTGACCCCTGTTATACTGTTGTGATAGTGAACGATCATCCATTAGCCAATTGATACCCTGCCACATAACATTTCCAATATTGCGCCCTGCCTGCTCTCCGGAACTAGCCCCAAGATATACGGCACCCGGGGAAGCAAACAACGCTAAAGTCGTACCCACTACGGTACCGGTAGCGGCAAGTAATTCATCTGCAACCATCTTCACTTGCATTGCTTGTTCTAACTTATTATTACCGGGGGTAAAGATAGTAGTTGTCGTGGTGGTCCTTAGCGGAGGTCCCAACGATCCAGTTGGATAATCCTGTGAATTAATAATCGGAACTTTATCATCGAACGACGGATAAAGATTAGGCAGTTGAACAACCACTAAACCACCTATTCTTGATTTGCTAGTTCATATGATCTCTTTAGCCGTTGGATGTAAACTAGATCGGGCTCATCACCCATAGCACCTGATAAGATTTGACGAGCGGCTGGAATTTGTATAATACTGCTACTATCTAAGTCAAGTGTAACCATCCCAACGATTCGATAACAATACAATGTATCTGCAGCAGTAGGTTCACCTGAATCGAAACGCTGTGAGCGTACCAAACTTTGGTAATTAGGGAAGGTGATATTAGTATTAGGAGAAAAGAATCGATACATACCATAGAGTATAGTTTCATATTCATAAAGAGATCCAATCATAGCAGGCCCTGTAATATCATTAAGCATAGTCGTCATCACGGTTTGGGTGTCCATTGGAACAGAGGTCACGATATCCAAAACTACCAAGCCTTGAAAACCCGATGAAATTTCACCCGGCAAGAAAGCATAAATGCCCGGATCTTGTAATCCAACACCATCTGGAAAAAATGTTAAGCCCTCCATAGCGTAGCCCGAGAGATCAATGTTAGTTTCATGAACAAGGATATTACCAGTTAATTGGCGCCATCCGTTCAAATTAGACCAAACACCAGTCAAATTATCGTAGGTGGCATTTAGGGCCGGATGCATAGCAGTTATTCTTCTTGCGCTTAATTCCATATTATCACTTCTTTGCTAACTTATGTGCGGCTTTTTGAGCACGCTTGAATCCATCCTTAGCCCAAGAACCATTCTTGAGTTTATACTTAGGTGCTACTCTTCTGAACATTTGTCCGTAGCGCTTAGAGTAAGCACTAGCCTTGCGCTTACGTTTCGGCGTTTCCTTAACCGGCGCATCCATTCCACGGTCAGTAGTAATATCCCTGACATCAGCCCGATGAGCGGCTGCATATCCGGCTGCATATCCTCTTTCCCACTCGGCGCTCAAAGAGATCCCCTCAAACGTTGTCCGAGGCTGTGCTCTGAATAGCGATTGCCATCCAATCTTTAGTGGAGAGTTTAACGACTCTAGCGCGTACTCTTACTGTGCAATATACAGTCGCAACCCCGATGGCTGTCCCATCATTACCGACAGTCAAATATAATTGGTCATTAACTACCATAAACGATTCACTTAACGAAGTTGGCCCGAAGTTATCAGGATACAAATCGGAAGTGTGTGTAGCAATGTTA